CGCAAACGATTTATGAAAGGGCAATTCGGTGCACCTTGTTCTGTCGAACTTAAAAGAAAATTGCTTGATACATGGAAACAGCCAGGCGATATCATGGTGTTGGGATATACGGTAGAAGAACAGGAGCGATATGATGATTTTATCGATCGGAATCCAGATAGAGAAATTATAGCACCGCTAATTGACGCCGGACTGGGCAAAGAAGATTGTAAGGCAATGTTGTTGCGGGCAGGGATAGAACTTCCGATGATGTATCGCCTCGGTTATGACAATGCAAATTGCATAGGCTGCGTAAAAGGAGGTGAACAATATTTTAGATCGATAAAAATTGATTTCCCGGAACACTTTGAAACACTGTGCCAGACTCAGGAAGAAATAGGGCCTGGGGCGTACTTGTTCAGGGACAGGAAAACACAAGAGCGTTACAGCTTGCGAAATATTCCGCCTGGCAAAGCGCGCAGAAATGAAGCATTGCCTGCCTGTTCTTTTTTTTGTGAAATGGCAGAGAGTGAGTATTCCTCATGATCATCCGGGCGTGGATATGCGCGTACATGAGGGGCAAGTGCTGCATAAAGAAAGAACCAGGCAACAAGGGTTAGAGTTATAGGTAAACCATGAAAGACGAAATTATATCCATCGTATCCATGGCGCCCGATAAAATAAAATCGCGCGACATAGCAACCGAACTCGGCGAGAACAACGTCACCGACGAAATACGACAGGCAATCGCAACACTGGTGGCCGAGGGGACACTCATCCGCTATGGCATGTACCTCGGCATCAACGAGCAGGGCTGTTCATACACCATGGACAACAATCCCAACAAGCGCGAGCGATTACCAACGGATATAGCCAGCGAAGAAAACAACAAAGACAGGATAGCGATAGACGGCAAAGCAAATAAAGCGCGCGGGACAGGTGAAACAATAGCGCCTAACTGGCCATCCATAGCAACATCAAACAAACCTGGGGAAAAAGTAAAAATAAAGCGGCCGCCAGGAATTAAAACACGCAAACATAAAACAAGTGGGAGAAATAACGATATGTCACAAGCAGCTAAAATACAGGATAATGCAAGCGTATCAGATCGTGACGCGCGCATTAAAGACGCTATACGTAGGCTCAAACGAAAGGCGTTGCAGAAACAGCAAAAGCCGCGGCGAGTTGACATGCTCGCTGACAAGCTCGAAGCGCTCGACGTGGTGCAGGACATAGAGACTGGACTGTTCGATTTGTTCGAGAGTGTCAAAGAAGATTTGCAGTATCTGCACAACATGGCGCGAGAGAGCGAGGATGACTGAGGACAACGGCATGGATCAGAACGAGGATCAACATGACGGCAGCCGCGAACTGCTGGACCTATCCAACTCAGAAGCGCGAGAAGCAACTGCGCCGGTACGCGAAAACCTCCTGCACGAACTGACGGCCGAACAGCTGGTGGAGCGTGCGGTGGTTAACGCCAGGCCGCATCCGCACTCGCAGCCGTTCAGGTGGGTGGGCGTCAAAGAAACCTTTGCGCTGGGTTCCACATATGCGCAGGAACTTTGTGTAAAACACGGCCTGGATCCTGACGAGGTAATGAAAAGCAGATGAAAAGAATTAATTATCTATTGTCAATGATGTCCGGTGTTCTGCCCCAGCACATCAGGTCACTGCCAGGGAAAAAGAAAAGGAACACTTCATGGACCAAACGACACCAGGGAAAGCAGGAGTGTGCCAGGCGCCGCATGCAGCTGGCCAAGGGGCAGATTTATAACAATGATCGATGACTTGAGGAAGTAAGCAGTATGAATGTTTGGGCTTGGTTTTTTATAGCGTTGCTTCTATCGCCGATTTATTTTCTTATTATCGCTGGGCTGTTTAAAACGGTGCTCCTATCGTTAGGCTGCGGGTAGTATGACCAACGATCTCACAAAGCCAGACAATCGCACCATAGCGGTTGACAGGGAACGATTGTGGCTGGTGAACACCAGGACCGGGCATATCATGCAGTGGTCGCCGATACTCGCCGTGAAGCCCGGACTGGTGGACTGTGACGCGAGAGGTAATCCGATAAACCCTGCAGACGTGCCGGCAAACCATCCATTCCTGGTCGAGCAAACAAAGGGGGCGGCCGATCGAATGAAGCGGGCAGGGGCCATTCCTGATACGCTGCAAGAATTCGGCAGAAGCCTGTCAGACCAAGCGGCAAAGAAGTTTCGGTCTATCGAGTACGATAAAGCGGTGAAGCGAAATCGAGTGGAATACTACGATGACCGAGACTGCGAGCTGGTAGCCAGGCGCCTGTCAAACATTGAGCGACGGGCAGAGGACGCGTTGTACGAAATTCATTGTATGGCGCTGGATGCGTGCGCCAAGCTCGGTATATCTCGCAGCATGTACTACGAGGCAAGCAAAAGAGTCTAGGCGCATAAAGGCAGATGACTAACACGATCGAATTCGGAAACAGACACCAGTTTCGTTGCGAGAAACCAGACTGGGATTTCAACATCAAGGTTTCAATCCGGTCTGGAAACAACACAGATGGATGGCAGTACGTTAGCTCGATGGTTCTTACGTCTGTTGAAGATGGCGCTCTTATACCGAATTCTCCGCTTTCACTAAAGCCTGAAGAGGCCCAGCAGTTGATGGACGAACTGTATCGATGCGGGATCCGCCCAACTGACGGGGCCGGCACTGCCGGCGCTATGCGTGCAGTCGAACGGCACCTGGAGGATATGCGCACGCTCGTTTTCGATAAGCCCAAGACCGATACAGATCCGCGATGAAACACCCAGAAGACAACGAGTGTAAATGGCTGTGGCAGTGGGCGAGCACGCAGCGCGTTGTCAAAGACCACCTGTTCCATGTTCCTAACGGAGGCAACAGGAACCCGCGCGAGGCGGCCAGGCTGAAACGGCAAGGCGTTCGCCCGGGCGTGTCGGATTACATGTTGCCAGTGGCTCGAGGCGCCTACCACGGGCTATGGATTGAAATGAAGCCACCGGCACCGGCAAGCTTTTCAGTATCAAAAGCACAGCGCGACTGGATAAAGCAGATGCTAGACCAGGGATATTATGCGAGCATCAGTGTCGGCTGGGTAGCGGCCTCTCGGCTGATCGAGGAATACATGCAACTGGGGGAGGGCGAAAAGATTGGATAACAACCTGTACGCAGTGCTAGGCCTGGACAAGACAGCATCGCAAGATGAGATTCGCAAGGCATACCGGAGGCTGGCGCAACAGATGCATCCCGACAAGCATGGTGGTGATGCTGATGCGTGTCGGCTGTTCCAGAGAATCAAGGAGGCATATGAAACCCTGTTTGATGCTGACAGGCGAAAACAGTACGATACCACCGGGACGGTTGGCATAGATCCCGTTGATCAAAGCGCCAAGTCCGCCCTGATGGCACTGTTCCGAGAGATCATCGAGCGCATGGTGATGGACGAAAATGCAGACTTTTCATCGCTGCTTAAAACAAAGATAAACTCAGCGATTCTTAACAACAAAAAAGTTTTACGCGATAATAAGAAAGCATCAAAGCTGATTAAGAACCTGAAAAAGCGTGTTAAATATAACGGCGATGGTAATAACCTTTTCAGCGTGATAGTTGACGATCAGATTGCGACCATCAAGCGGCAGATGGAGCAACAGGAGCTGCAGATTAAAACCATGAATCGATCACTTGAAATGCTCAGCGAATACGAAAACGTTTCTGGTGATGGCGGGACAGTAAAGTTTTTCCAGCACTTTGGAACGGGCAGCACAACAACCACAACCGGGTACAGATAACTGCATGTCTGAGATTATGTTCTCAAGCGTAAAGGATGCGGTCAGGTGGAGTCAGGAAGTGCTCAGCATCCCGGATATAGGCAGCCAGCTCGGAAAACTCATGATTAAGCCTGGTGGGGATTACACCAAGGCCGAAGTGAGAGACATCGGCCACACAATTAGCCTGATCACAGCAGCCTGCAAGCCGTTCGGCGGCGAGGCGATGTTTGCAGTCTATGCCGGCCATGACACTGCGCGCGATCACTACCTGGGCGACGGGATAGGGCTGACACTGCACGCAACGGCGCCAGGGTGCGATCATGACTCGGCTCAGCTGCAAAAGCTCGGGCTTGCCACCGTGAAGGCGCACCGCGCCTATGAGCTCTACAACGACAAATATCCGATCAAACGCATGGCCTACGACGTCGGCGTGACCTATCACCAGTTCCGATCCCGCGGCGATTGGCCAATGCTTCGCGCCGAAGCCCTCGGGATCCTGTGCAACTGGATGGCCCAAGCAGAGCGCGAGATATACCAGGCGCTGAACGAACTGCAGTGGATATCCTGCACGCCGTATTCCACCCAAGACACAGACTATCTGCACTCACCAGTAAGCACGCACAAAAAACCAGCGCCGGTTATGCCGAAACAGGAAACCCTGGTCAGGCCGGTATTCTCCAGCACCGTAAAACTGAAAAAGGATTAGCGATTAAATAACTAAAAACTTGAAATATCAGCAATTATTGCATATTCTTCGCATTATTGAGGTAAATGCTTAAATGCAGGAAATACAGACAATGGCTGCAAATTACTGGTTTTGCCGGGTATGCAATGGCACATTGAGGGCTCACTGGTCCCTGCAGCGCAGTGGTAAAATCACTGTGCGTTCGCTATGCTACGACAAATGCACGATATGCGGCCGGATATTCCAGCCGGATATGGAGATACCCCAGCGAAAGGCGGCATAAATGCCTTGGTATCCTGCCCCGTAGGCTGCGAGAAACGGGGATTAAATGCACGAGGGTTAAGCGCAGCAGGCCGCCGCCGACGACAGCAATGCCACCGAGAGACGGCTAACCGGTGGGGAAGACAGGATAGCCCGGCAGCCGTTTCATGATGCCGGGGACAATAAAACCTTGCAAAATCATCTGTCATTCGCTAGCCTCCAAAAGCGTAGGGTGTAATAATTGCCCATGAAGGATTCAGAGCCGGGCAGATAGTCCGGCTTTTTCATTCGTAAAGCGAGGTTTTTACTCATGAAATCGACAAAGGGCTCACAGCCATCAAACAAATCAGGCGGGATGAAAGCCCACCTGGGTTCAAGTCCCGGAAATAACCCCACCACCAGCCGCAGCCCTGGAACCGAGTTTGGCGGCAAAGCCGCCAGCCACCTGAAAACTAGCGAATCGATTGACAGCCGGAAATCTCGGCCGAGCTGCCAGCCTAAAGGCGTTTGACGGGCGCGTAATCCCAATCTCCTGGGATATGTGTCTATGACTGGCGCCTGGATGGAACCCCCCACACAAGCCATTCAGGCGCCTCCTTTAAATCCATGATTGCAAAAAAGAAAGTAGCGAAAAAAAAGGTTGCCAGCAAGAAAGCGGCGCCGAAAAAAAAGACCGGGATGAAGAAAGGCGCCAAGCTGCGCAAGGTCCGTGCGTACAAGAGCAGGGACGGGCTAACGCCGGCAGGAGAAACGCTTCTGGCGGCCATGTTGCTCGAAAGCAGCATCAAGAAAGCGGCCGAATCCTGTGGATTGTCTTACGACTATTGCCGGCAACTCGCCGCAAAGCCAGTTTTCATCGACCGGCTTCTGCAAGCCCGGACCAAAGTAGCCCGCCAGGCCCGCACTGACGCCGCGTGGGTGCTCCGGGAGCAGCGCAAGGTGTATGAGCGCTGTATGCAAGTTGAGCCGATCCTGGACAAAGACGGCAATATGACCGGCGAGTTTAAGTTTGACGCCAGCAATGCCAACAAGGCATTGGAAAATATCGGCAAGCACGTCAGTGTTCAGGCATTTAAAGACCGCCTGGAAATTGACCCCAGCAAGGGGATGATGGAGTTTTTTGCAGCGCTGAGACAGACCAAAGGTCCGCCGCGTGAACGCAAATAGCAGCATAGATATTGCTGAAGCTCAGGACGCAATGAGCGATCAGCTATGGCGACTAAACAACCTGTACTACATCATCGACAAAGCCGGATCCAGAGTTAAGTTCGCAATGAACGACTCACAACTCCAGCTCTACAACGACATGTGGTATCGGACTGTGATATTAAAAGCCAGGCAGCGCGGATTTACCACGTTCCTGGATATATTCGCGCTGGACTCGGCGCTATTCAACTCGAACTTTAACGCTGGCATAATTGCTCACAATCTGTCAGACAGCCAGAAGATTTTTAGAACCAAGGTCAAATACCCCTACGATTCACTGCCGGACTGGGCGAAAATGCCAATTACGGTAGAGCGGGCTGGCGAGTGGGAATTTGCAAACGGTTCGATGATCTCAGTATCGACAAGCTATCGATCTGGCACGCTGCAATTCCTGCACGTTTCAGAAATGGGGAAGATCGCAGCCAAGTACCCGGAAAAGGCGGTGGAGATCGTAACGGGCGCCTTTGAGGCCGTTCCAGCAGACGGAATGATTGCCATCGAGTCAACGGCAGAAGGCCGGGCAGGTAAGTTTTACGACATCGTGGAGCAAGCGCGAAAGCTTCAGGATGCAAACAAACAGCCAGATAGGCTGGAGTTTTCGTTTTTCTTCGAGCCCTGGTGGTACAACGAAGAATACACAATTAACGACGCCTCGACAGACATCCTGATTAATGGGCGGCTAAATAAATATTTCAATGATCTTGAGTCAAAGCACGGGATAGAAACGACTCACGGCCAACAATGCTGGTACGTCGCCAAGGAAAGAATACTCGGCGATGATATGAAGCGGGAATATCCATCGACCGCAGACGAGGCGTTCGAGGCCAGCATGGAAGGCGCCTATTTCCGCCACGAAATGTCCAAAGTGCGCAAAGACGGCCGGATAGCTAAAATCCCACACCTGGATGGACATCTGGTTACAACCTGGTGGGATATCGGCAGGGATACCACGTCGATATGGTTCACGCAGGATGATGGGTTTTTCGTCAATGTGATTAACTACATCCAGGAAGCTGGCCGCGGGTTGCCGTATTTTAAAAAATGGCTGGATGAACTGGCAGAAGAACACGGCTATCGCTACGGGGAATGCCAGTGGCCGCATGACATGGGCGTCGAGGAATGGGGCGACGAGACCACAAGGGAAGCCAAGGCTATAAAACTCGGGTTTAAAGGCAAGGTATTGCCGAGAATGCACACGAAAGAAGACGGCATCGAGGCGGCACGCGATTTTCTATCTCGGTGCAGGTTCGATGAGGAAAACTGTTCTGAAGGGATTGACGGACTTGATGGATACCGCAAACAATGGGATGATAATTACGGGGTTTGGAAGGATAAGCCGCTGCACGATTGGGCATCACATCCCGCTGACGCATATCAGCAAATGGCGCTTTACCACGAGTTCAATCTCAGTTCAGCGTCAGTAAAACCAGCAGCACAGAAATTAGTCAGGAGAAGTGCCGCAGGATGGACATAACTCGGCGTAATTTCCTCAAGAGCCTGTCCGTGCTGTGGGCAGTGCCCGTGCTGGCCAAACTGCCAGAATTCGAGACTGACCCGCTTATTGTTAATGTGCAGGATATCATTCTGACAGAAACTGAAGTAATACCACATGTATCTCCATATCATGCTCCTGGTGACCTGATGTATCGAGGGATTGCACATTTACGCGACAAGCCTGAAAACAAGAAGTATTTCTCAATGGTTGTTGCTGATGAATGCACCCTTTCTGATTATGAAGTCCGAAACTACATATACAGCCAATTAGCGGCGGCTTTCGTATGAATCGGCGTAATTTTTTGAAAGGCGGCCTGGCGGCCCTCCCCGCCACGATAGCCGCTGTAAAGATCAGCGAGGCAGGAATTGAGGCGATCGAGGCCAAGGACTTTTACCAGGTTGAGCCGATGCCAGGGCATGTTGATGACAATCAGCTTGCAGAAATGTTCAACGAAATGCACCGGCGAATGGAGGAAGCGACAGGCCTAACGCCGGACATGGTGGACGGATGCAGCGCAGGACCACAACTGAAAGGCAGCGATCCTTTCCCGAATATATGGCACGAAAAGCCGCTTGGTGAGTGGTACGACAGGAATTGGGGGCCATCAATCGTAAACCGCCCGGAACATCTTGAGGCACAAAATAAACTCAACAACCTATTCAGGAAAAGAATTAACGATGCCAACCGTTGAACTACAGGAAAACGAAATTCTTGAGGCAGTCTGCCGAATGCTACAGCCGATCATTATGAAAAACGTGCTTCCTGACCAGAACCGCTATGGCGTCGACATTCTGACCAACAAGAAGGATCCGTACCTGAAAATGATGCATTTCATCACGCAGGATTTGCTTGAGGTAAATCTCGAATTCGATTTCCATGAATTGGAAAACCGCGGGAAAGAATACATCGACCACATTCATGGCCTGCTGCTGGATCAGTTGGAGAAGGCGCGCGAGGAACGCCAGAAGGATAACTCGTTGACCATCTACCCGGACGCGCTGCCGGAACCTGAACCAAAACCAACGGCGCTGGCCGTTAGTGAGGCGATTCACTGATGGCACAGCAACAAGCGGCGATATCGCTAAGCAGAACCCCAGAGGCCCCGAAAAGGGGCCTTTTGCTTTTTAAGAGCAACTCAGAACTGGAACAAGAACGGCTTGATAAAACCGCTGCAGAAGAACGTCAGAATAACCCCTTCATTACAGGACTTGCCGGCAGGATCAAATCCCACTGGGAAACGGCAAGGTTTGCCCGCAATACCATCGAAGAACGCATAATCGATGCCCTCCGCCGCCGTAATGGCGAATACTCCCCAGACAAGCTGGCAGCAATCCGCGAAGCAGGCGGCTCAGAAATATACATGATGTTGACCAGCATTAAATGCCGGGCAGCCGAAGCATGGATTTCTGATGTTCTTTTCCAGCCGGATGAAGATCCATGGAAAGTAAAGCCAACGCCAATACCCGAACTGGATCCTGACACCGAGGCAACTATTGCCGAATACGCGCAGGCCGAGGCCGAGCAGTGGCAGATGGAGGCGCAGCAGGTATTGCCACCAGAGGCCATTCAGGAACGCACTGCGGATATTAAGGGCCAGCTCGAAAAGCGCGCGAAAGAAGAAGCTGACAAGATCGCCGAGCGCATGAACACGAAGATCGAGGACCAAGCGGCCGAAGGAAACTTCGAGTCTGCCATGCGGGAGGTTATCAAAGACGTTGTAACCTACCCGGCCGCCTTCCTGAAAGGACCGGTCGTCAGACGCCGAAAATCCCTGAAATGGGGACAGAACGAAGAATCCGGACGATGGGAGCCACAAAAAGGCGTCGAGCTGCGGCTGGAGTGGTCGAGGGTGTCACCATTCGATATGTACCCGTCGCCAAGCTCCAAGACAATCAATGACGGCTATCTGTTTGAGCGTCACCGGCTGCGCCGCGGCGACCTGGTAGCGATGAAAGGGGTTCCTGGATACGATGACAATGCCATCGACCTGGTGCTGTCAGAATACGGCACAGGCGGGCTCAGGGAATGGTTGTGGCGGGATCAGGAGCGGGCCTGGCTCGAAAAGCGTCCGAATGAGTGGCTGAACTATGACGATACCATGGATGCGCTTGAGTTCTGGGGTTCTGTGTCAGGAAAGCTGCTTGTTGACTGGGGGATGCCGCGCGAACAGGTACCGAATCTGTTTGAAGAATACGAAATCAATGCGTGGCTGATTGGCAACTACATAATTAAGGCAAATCTGAACGATGATTTGCTTGGCGAACGCCCGTACTTCAAGTGTTCGTTTGAGGAAATCCCCGGTGCATTCTGGGGAGACGGCGTACCGGCAATAATGCGCGACTGCCAGGATATGTGCAACGCTTCATCCCGGTCACTGGTCAACAACATGGCGATATCATCAGGGCCACAGGTGGAATATAACACCGACCGGCTCCCCGCAGGGGAAGATATCACCGATATGTCGCCGTGGAAGGTATGGCAAACGCTATCCGATCCACACGGAACAAATAACCCGGGCGTTCGATTCCACAATGTTCCGTCCAACTCCAAAGAATTAATGGCGGTTTATGAGTTTTTCTCCACACTGTCTGACGAATACACAGGGATCCCGAAATACGCCTACGGCGAGGGCGGCGGCGGTTCTGGCGCTGCTGGTACGGCTTCCGGGCTATCCATGCTGATGTCTGCCAGTGCGCGCGGCATCAAACAGGTGATCAAGAATCTTGACCGGCCCATTGAGGGATCTATCCGCCGCGCCTACAACTGGAACATGCTGTACGACCCGGACGAAAGCATTAAGGGCGATCTGAAAGTGGAAGCCTCCGGCTCCAGCAGCCTGGTGGCCAAAGAACAGCAGATGATTCGGCGTAATGAATTCCTGCAACAGACAAATAATCCGGTTGACCTGCAGATCATGGGACAGGAAGGGCGCGCCGCACTGCTTCGCGAAGCCGTGAAATCGTTCGACATCCCGATTGACGATGTTGTGCCGGACCGTGACACCATCATCATGCGAGCAAAGCAGGCGGCCATGCAGGCGATGAATGCGGCCCAGCAGCCACAGCCAGGGGCCGGACAAACGCTAGACCCGGCAGGCAACCCGGCATCCGGCCAAGACGTGGCATTATTCAATGGCTGATAATGATAACGTTGTGTTTCTGGACGTGGCGACTACGCTGGATATACCGGTTGATCGGATTATCGAAGGGCTGGACTCGGACGACTATGACACCATTCTTGTTATCGGCTACAAGGACGGCGAAGGATTTGATTTCCGATCGTCAACCGGCGACATAGGCCGCCTGTTGTTGATGATGGAGAGGACAAAGAATCGATTGATGAAATAATCCCGCAATTCCGCGGGCTCCCGGTGCTTCGGCACCAGCAAACCAAGCAGGAGTACAAGCCATGGCTTTTCGTGAAAGCGCACATTTCGGAAAAATTCAAGTCGGCGTTGGCCGGGGAATGCCACAGAACTTCACTGTCGAAGATATCACTGCAGCCAAAACGCTGACCAGGGCTGATAACGGCAAGAGTTTCTTGTTGAAAGCCTCTGCCGGCGTCACCGTAACACTGCCAGCGCTGGAGCGCGGTCTACGGTTCCGGTTTACGGTTGGATTGGCATTCGACACAAGTAACTGGGTGATCGCCGAAGCTGATTCAACCGCAGTTATTGAGGGGACCATTGTGGTCAACGGCGCAAGCGTCAATGCCGACAATGAAAAGCAGGTCAATTTCGTCAACTCGGCCGAATCGCTGGGTGACTTCGTTGAAATGTTCTGCGATGGCACCAGCTGGTTTGTGACTGGCGTCGGAAATGGTGCCGGTTCAATTACTGTAACTGCACCCGCTTAATGCGGCCCCCAAGCGACAAGGTATTGCAGGCGTTAATTCGCCTGGAAACAACGTGTCCCCGTGAGTATGCAATCATTCAAGAATGGGTAAGTGAATCTGCATCTGACGAGGACATTACACTGCGACACGTCGAGTCTGATACGTTATTAAAACGGGCTCAGGGTGCGCACAGAATTCTGAACAGCTTAGGTGATTCAATGTCCGAAGCTCGGAAGATGCTCGAATCGGTAAGATCGAAACGAGCGAAATCAGCCGCTAATGCAATAGCAGGCGGCTCCTACTAACCTCAACGAATCTCGGTAAAGCAACTCACAAGCCGCGTGGAATCCCGCGAGGCTCTATCGTGCGCGCGTGAATCTTGCTAGATCGACTCGGAGACAAACATGCCATTACCAAGCGCAGTACAAAAAATGCAGGATCAGGCCGATGCCTGGGCTGCACAAAACTCGAACCCGAATGCTCCGGAACCACCGGCTGCTGCACCAGCAGCAACCCCGGTACCCGATCAGCCTGCGGCCTCGAGGCAAGAAGACGATTGGGAGAAGCGGTTCAAGGGCTACAAGGCGACAACTGACCAAACTATCGCCGAGTTACGGCAGCAAGTCGAAGCCGGTCAGACAACAATCGCCAACTTGAACGCCAAACTGACCGCAGCACCCCAAGCGCCTGCCCAGTCCAAGGAAGACAAGGACAAGGCAGACTATGACGCATGGCTTGAGAGCGTACTGCCAGATCCGGAAGACCGGGAAACTTACGAGGATTCATTTCTCAAGTTTCAATTCCGGCAGTACCAGATGAGCCAAAAAGCCGCCAACCCGGCGCATGTTGATACAGGACTGAAGACAGAAGTTGAAAGCCTGAAGCAATCCGCTGCATACGGAGCACCCCTCA